TTCTCGCTCATCGCCGCGAGCACTCAAGGCGACATGAGCATTTCTCACGGCTCTGTCAATGGATATAAGGCTAATATCGACTGCCCATCAGTTCTCCTCGGCGATCCTTCTTATCAGGATTCAAACGGCGTTCAGATGTTATCAGTTCCGTTCACGGCGAATCCGTCGAGCGGAAATGACGAGATCAGTATCACGATTAAGTAAAAATCAAGGCCTCGCTAAATCTGGCGAGGCCATAAAACCGGGAGGATCTAAATGTTCATTTTGACTGATGACGGTGCGCCATATTCATGGCCCGTCAAATACTCGCGCCCCATTTCTGGCGGGCGCTGGGACGAGCTTTCATTTGACGCTGAGTTTAAGCGCCTCGATCAAGACAGAATCAATGAGCTTGTAAACCCGACGGCCTCGAGCGACATAAAGCTCGTTAAGGAAGTATTAATAGGCTGGAAGGGCGTCGTCGACAAGGCTGGCGCTGACGTTCCGTTTTCTGTCGATGCCGTGGGGAAGCTTTTGAAGCATCCAAAAATGGCCTCGGCCATTGCGATGGCATATCTCGAGAGCGTGGCGGCAAATAAAATAAAAAACTAATCGGGGCGGCGAGGCACTGGGCTGGCGATCGGACGATCGACGAGAGCCAGTCCGACCTGGAGGCTTTTGGCGCCCCGCAGGATCTGACTAAAAAAAAGTCTAGTCCGGAAATATTCCCGGTTTTTAAAGAGAACTGGGAATCTGCTCAAATGTTTTTGAGAATGACGACTCAATGGGTTTGGGCTGGTATGGGTGACAGGACTGGATTAAACTATCAGTCTTTGGAATTTCTGCTTAAAATGTATCCTGGCGATGATAATCGGCAGATTTTTGAGGACGTTCAGATCATGGAAATGGCGGCGCTTCAAACGATAAGGGAAGAGAAAAAATAGGATGGGCGTAAACACGCAGGACCTAAAATTTAATATTCTCGCCCAGGTCGTCGGATCGCAGGCGATTACTGCGCTCAAGGGCCAGATCGATCAAATCGCGAGCTCAAGTAAATTTCTCCAGACGGCAGTCGGCGCGCTAGGTGCGGCGTTTGGCGCGGAAAAAATAGTTTCGTTTGGCCTGGGAATTCTCGATACTGCGGAAAACCTTGATCACCTATCGCAAAAAACTGGCGCTTCGGTTTCGACTCTGGCGGGCCTTCAGGGCGCGGCCGAGCTCGTCGGCATTCCGATTGAAAATTTATCGAAAGGCCTTGTTAAGCTCTCGCTGAATATAGTTCAGGCGGCCAATGGGAATAGAGAGCTCTCTGGGATTTTCTCTGGGATGGGGATTAGTCTCAAGGACGGAAATGGCCAGCTTAAAAATTCAGGCGACATTATCAAGGAGCTCGCGGATAAATTTCCGAATCTCGCAAACGGATCAGACAAGGCCGCGATTGCACTAAAACTATTTGGCAAATCTGGCGGGGATTGGATTCCGGTTCTAAATCAAGGCGCCGAGGCTTTTGATAATTTGGGGCTTCATATCGATGAGGATTTCGCGGCCAGGGCGACGGTATTCAATGAATCGATTAAGCAGATCGGCGTCAATGTTAAGAATAATGCGATATCGAGCATTAAGGAATTTTTGCCGACGCTTCAGGAGCTCGCCGATGCGTTTAAGAATCTCTCGTCAGGCAAAAGTGACTCGCTAGGATTTATTACGGCCTTTGGCGAGGCCGCCAGGCTAATGTCTCAGGCGGTCGTCGTCGGATTTTTTGCCGTCACTGACGTAATTGACCGGACCATTACGACATTGAAGGAAGCTAAATATGAGCTTAAGGGCCTAGCTGGGGCCGGGACTGACGCCGACGCCGCCGCTTATTATAAATTAAAAAGCGATTTCGCCAAAAGAGTGGCCTCGCGTGACGCCGCAGAAAAAAAGTTTTTACAAGACACGACGGCTAATTCCTATTTATTTGGAAATGGGACCTCTGCCGATATCTCAAATCGCCAAAATTCAGCGACTGATCCGTCTGGGCGAAAGCGTGGAACGGTGTCGCCAGATACGTCATCGATCGGTGAAAATGCGAAAATAATCCAGCAATTTGAGGAGAAAATCGCAAAGCTTAAGGCTGAGGCCATCGCGACCGACGAATCAAACGCCGCAAAAGAAACGACCGTCCTTCTCGCAGAGCTTGAATCAAAGGGCATTGATAAATCATCTGCGGCCTATGGAAAATTGGCTGGAGAAATCACGTCTGCGGTATATGCCCAGAATTTGGCAAAAGAGAAGCTGGCGTCAGATAACTTTCAGCAAAAGCAGCAGGAGGAGGTCGACCTTCAGCTCCTCACGATTCAAAATTATGATAAATCATCTGACGAGCTTCAGAAGCTTACGATCGCAAAGCAGCTCGATAATTCTGCGACTGAGGCGACTAAAAAATATACTGAGGATGGAAAGCGGGCCTATTTAGACGCCACAGAGTCGGTCAAAGCGCAAAAATTTGCACTGATCGATCTCCAGCAGCAGCAAAAGGAAACCTATAGCGTCGGCGCTCGCCAGGCGCTTAAGGATTACGTCGATGCGGCGAGGGACGTCGCGTCCCAGGTGAAACAGTTATTTTCTCAAGCGTTCTCTAATATGGAGGATTCACTCGTCAGTTTTGTAAAAACTGGTAAGCTGAACTTTCAGAAGTTCACGGATGACATTCTGACCGATTTGATCCGAATTCAGGTGAAAGCGGTCTTGGTTCAAGGAATAACCGGGCTCTCGAGCCTATTCGGATCAGTCGGATCTAGTGCTGCGACGACGACCGCGGGCGGGGCCGCTGACGCTGGAGCCTCATCGGTGGCCTTTGCTGCCAATGGCGGGATTATGACCTCGCGCGGGATGGCGCCACTGCGGAAATATGCGAGCGGCGGCGTTGCGAGATCGCCTCAGCTCGCGGTATATGGCGAGGGCTCAAGCCCCGAGGCATTCGTTCCGCTTCCAGATGGCCGCTCAATTCCAGTATCAATGAAGGGCGGAGGCGGCGGAAATACCACAGTATCGGTCACTGTGAATATGGAAAGTGGCGCCACTGACTCGAAATCAGATAGCGACAAGGGAAATCAGCTCGGAAAATTGATCGCGCTGGCCGTTAAGAATGAAATCGTTCAGCAAAAACGGCCGGGAGGGGTTCTCTCATAATGCAAACATTTTCTTACGTCCCTGATTTTGGAGCTCAAAACGATATCGCGCCGACCGTTGTAAACTCTAAGTTTGGCGATGGATACGAGCAGCGATATGCGTTCGGGCTGAATACACAGGCGCAAAAGAGAACTCTGGCATTCGCTAATAGAAGCCAGGCCGACGCCGACGGGATTGATAATTTCCTGCGCGCCAGGAATGCCGTTGAGGCTTTTTTATGGACGCCGCCTAATGAATCCGTCGCCTTGATTTGGGTTTGCCGCGCGTGGAGCAGAATAACGGTCGTTAATAATAATTATACGGTCAATGCGGTTTTTGAGCAGGTTTTTGAACCATCTTAAGGGGAAGTCATGGGCGTTCCGGCAGATATTCAGTCGCTTGAGCCGTCATCCGTTATCGAGTTATTTGAACTCGACGCGACTGTCGTCGGCGGATCTGTTTTAAGATTTCACGCTGGAACTAATGAGCTCATGCAAAATATCGTTTGGCAGGGGAATGAATACACTCGTTTTCCGATCACTGCGACCGGCTTTGATTTTGATGGCTCCGGCCAGCTGCCGCGGCCAAAGGTTCAGGTTTCAAATGCGCTCAGCGGGATAAGCGCGCTGCTCCTCGGGCTCCGCGACCTGCTCGGCTCAAAAATTACAAGGAAACGGACGCTAAAAAAATACCTGGATGCGGTGAATTTCGCGAGCGGGAATGCTGATGCAGATCCGACGGCCTATTTCGCAGATGACATTTTTTATATAGACCGAAAGTCGTCAGAAAATAAGGTTTTCGTCGAGTTTGAGCTTACGACCTCATTTGATCTCGCTGGCGTCCAGCTCCCACGTCGCCAAATAATCCAAAACGTCTGCCCGTGGAAATATCGCGGCGCCGAGTGCGGATATGTCGGAACCGATTATTTTACAAGTTCAGATGCGGCCACTGTCGAGCCGACGCAGGACGTTTGCGGAAAGCGGATTTCCAGCTGCAAATTAAGGTTCGGCTCTGGCGCGGCCCTTCCTTTTGGCGGATTCCCCGCGGCTGATATCGTAAACCAATGACGCTAGAATCGAGAGAAAAATTCTTAAGTCACGCAATGCAGGAGCTTCCGCGCGAGGCGTGCGCGGTGATCATCATTGAGAAGGGCCGGGAAAGGCTGGTCATTTGCAAAAATGTTTCGGTCGTCAATGATCAATTTATTTTAGATCCGCTCGGATATGCCGCAGCAGAGGACCGCGGCGAAATCATTGGAATCGTTCATTCGCATTGTTTTGTTTCAAGCCGTCCGTCTGGCGCGGATCGCGTGGCGTGCGAGGCGTCCGGGCTTGAGTGGCATATTTGCAGCGTCCCGACGGGATCATGGTTTTCGTTCAAGCCAGATGGATATAAGGCGCCATTCGTCGGGCGAGAATTTTGCCACGGCGTTTTAGACTGCTATTCATTGATTCGCGATTATTTTAAGGAAACCCTGTCGATCGAAATCCCAGACTTTGAGCGTGATTTCGAGTGGTGGGAGCTGGGCCAAAGCTTATACCTTGATAATTTTAAAAAGGCCGGATTTCGCGAAGTCCCAATGAAGGAAATCAAGGCCCATGACGTTCTATTGATGCAAATTCATTCTAGAATTGTGAACCACGGTGCGGTATATTTAGGCAATGACCTCATGCTGCATCATTTAAGCAAACGGCTATCAGCGCGCGAGGTTTTCGGCGGATACTATAAAAAGCATACGCAGAAAGTTGTAAGGCATGAGAACTGTTAAGCTCTACGGCGAGCTAGGAAAAAAGTTTGGCCGCATTCACCGATTTGCAGTTAAGTCGCCAGCCGAGGCCATCCGCGCGCTTTGCGTAAATTTTAAGGGCTTTGAGA